ATAGCAACAATAATGATTGCGAGACCTAAAAAAATTATAGGTACAGAAGAAAATGAAAAAATGAGATTTTTGACTTTGAAAAATTAGAAAATTTGAAAAGGTAAAAAAGATATGGATAGAAAAGAGGAATTAATTAAATTATGTGACGGTAATAGAGAACTGGTTGAGCCGTTAGTTGATGAGATAGTGTATATCGAGGAGCGATTAAAATACTTGAAAACATTACCATTAATAAAAGTTAATCCTAAAAACCCTAATCAACAAAAGGCTACACCGTCGAGCAAACTATATAAGGAACTATTACAACAGTATAATAATTCAATTAAGACATTAGCAAGGTTAACGGGTAACAATGAGAGTGATGAAACATCACCACTGAGAGAGTGGGTGAGTATGCGTGTTAATAAAACATAATAAGATATGGACACCCGACAACTCCTACTTAGTTGAATATCGGGAACGCATTTTGACGGGTGAGATAATTGCGGGCATGGAGCTCATAATGGAGTTAGATAACTTGTATGATGATTTGTTGCATAATGATGAATATTATTATGACACCGACGACGCATTATTACGCATGGACTTTATGGAAAATTGCGTAAGGTTAACTAAATCACCTTATTACAATAAACCTATGATTTTGATGTTGTGGCAAAAAGCATTTATTGAGGTGATGTATAGTTTTAAAATGTCGCGTAACTGGATTGAGCAACAACAAGTTATAGACCGATTTAAAAAGATATTATTGTTAATCGCTAGAAAAAACACTAAATCTGAAACATGTTCGGCGTTGGGATTGAGTGAGTTTATAACTGGTAATGAGGGTGCTGACATTGTGTGTAGTAGTAATGATGATGTGCAAGCAAGTATTGTTTATGACGCAATCGACACTATGCGACAACTAATAGACCCGAATGACAAAGACACAAAGCGTAACCAACGATACATATTAAACAAAGCTACAAACTCAAAGATATTTAAAATGTCTGATAAGACGCGAAACAAAGAAGGTAGAAATATAGATTTTGCGATTGTCGATGAGGTACACGAAATGTTAAAAAACATCATCGGTAAATCAATAGAGCAATCACAGAGTTTGAAAGATAATCCAAAATTTATATTAATCACAACTGAGGGTTTTGTGCAAGACGGTTATTTAGATGACGAGTTGGTGGAGGCAAGAAAAATTATAAAAGGTGAAGACGACAGTATAAGTGCAAAAAGGACTCTACCGTGGTTATATACTCAGGACTCAGAGCAAGAAATATTTACTAATCCTAAGAGCTGGTTTAAATCTAATCCAACACTAGGAATAGTTAAAAAATATGACTACTTAGAGGAGCAAGTTGACAAGGCGAAAAAAAGTAAAGCTGATAGAATTTTTGTACTGAGTAAAGATTTTAACATAAAACAAAATGGCGTTGAGGCGTGGTTAAATACTGAGGACTATGATTACAAATACACATATGACTTAGAAGATTTTAGAAATTGTGTGTGTTTGGGTGCGGTGGATTTAGCTGAAACAACTGACTTATGTTGTGCGAAAATTTTAATGATGAAACCTAACGACACAACTAAATACATACACACTCATTATTTTATTCCTGAGAGTAAATTAGAAGACTCAGACGACTCAACGGCAGGAGCTAAATATAAAGAGTGGGCTAAACAAGGTTTACTGACTATAACAGAGGGAAACGATGTTGATTTGGCGTTTGTAGGCGATTGGTTTTACCAGCTATACAAAGAATACAACATTAAATTATATAAATGCGGTTACGACCAGCGATTTAGTAAAGATTGGTTGTCACGCATGGAGCATTACGGCTGGACTAAAGAAAATGAGGATTTAATATTGATTTTACAAAACGCACAAACATTAAATAGTGCTATGAGATTATGTGAGGCAGATTTTAAACATAAATTAATCAACTACAATAATAATGATGTGGACCGTTGGTGTTTAAAAAATGCAAGTATTCAAGTAGATAATAAAGGACAATGTTTATGTGTTAAATCTGAGACACATAAGCGTATTGACGGTGCGGTGACATTAATAATCCTATATGAAATGTATAGAAGATATAGGAGCGATTTAAAGAAAATGATAGGCGGTGACAGTTAATGAAATTTAGTAAAGTATTATACCCTAACATGTTTATTTTAGATGAAACCACTGGTAAGTATGTTGTGACAATTACCGCCGAAACGATTGGATTTGGTACACAACATTTGGGAATTGTTAAGGTGCAACGAAAAGAAAGTAACACGGATAATTGGAAACCCGTACTTTACTATTATGAAGTTGATACAAGTGGAAATGTGTATTTATATTTTGACATTATATTCACTGGAAAAGTGTCATTTATAACAGATGAAACTATAACATAGGAGGTTTTAAGATATGGAAAATATAATATTAGGAGGCTACATTAATGAAGAAGTAGCAAAGATTAACGCAAATTTTAACGAGGTTGAAACTGATTACGCGAAAAAGACAGAAATACCAACAGTACCAACAGTACCAGCAAATGTGTCAGAATTTAACAATGACGCAGGTTATGTTGATGAAACCGATGTGTTAGCAATCGTTACAGAACAATTAGCCTCAGAAGTACCAACTAAGATGTCAGAACTAACAAATGACGCTAATTATGTGAAAACAACTGACGCAACATTTGTTAATAAGGTTGATAAAGAAGTTGGTAAAGGTTTATCAACAAATGATTACACAACTGAGGATAAAAACAAGGTTGCTAATTTAGGTAAGATTGACTTTACAACTAGTAATTTTGGAAGTGCTGACGCTGACGGTTATTACACTGCAACATTAACACGCAACGGTAAATATCCCGTTAAGGTAATGCGTCAAAATGGTACAACTTATGAAGATGTATTGGTACAAACTAAAGTAACTGAGAACAACATATTAATTATGTCAACTGTAGCTTTTAATGGTTATGTAGTAACTATGTAAGCACTGGAGGTGTAGTTGTGGGTTGGTTAGATAAATTAAAAGTTAAGTTAAATAAACATACGGTATATGCTGATACACTCAACGGCTACACGCCTATATTTAGTCAATTTGGACAAGATATATACGCAAGCGATGTTGTACAACAGTGTATTAACTGTATTGTTAGTGAATTAAAAAAATTAAATCCTATGCATGTCAGGGAAATTGGTACAGATGTAACGCCGATTACTGACGGCAATAGTAGACAAGGTGTGTTGAATAGACCGAACGAGTTAATGACAACTAGTGACTTTTTAGAAAAAATATCGTGGTTATTATTCTTTAACTATAACGCCTTTGTAATACCTACATATGATGTGTGGCAAGATGAAAAAGGGCATGAAAAAAGACGCTATAAGGGATTATATCCCGTGTTACCAACTCAAGTTGATTTTATACAAGATGTTACTAACACTCTATATATTAAAATGCGATTTGCGAACGGTTATGAAACAACACTAAGGTATAGCGATGTAATACATATTAAATACCGTTATAGTGTCAACGAGTTTATGGGTGGTAATGCTAACGGTCAACCTGATAACGACGCATTACTAAACACACTCAACTTAAATCACCAGTTGTTACAAGGTGTTAGTAAAGCTATGAAATCGAGTTATGCGGTTAACGGTGTAGTTAAATATAACACTTTAATGGACGACGGTAAGACTGAAAAGAATTTGAAAGAGTTAGAGAATAAATTAGCTAATAGTGAAAGTGGATTTTTACCGCTTGATTTAAAAGCTGAGTTTATACCGATTGATACAAAAATACAATTAGTTGATGATAAAACACTAAAATTTATTGATGAGAAAATATTGAGACACTTTAATGTGTCATTACCAATATTGACTGGTGATTACACTAAGGAACAATATGAGGCGTTTTATCAAAAGGCGTTAGAGCCTTTAATAATTAGTTTTGGACAAGCATTTACAAGGGCTATGTTTACAGAGCGTGAAATTAGTTACGGTAATAAGATTAAATTCTATCCTAAAAACTTAATATTTATGAGCGTAGACCAAACATTAGAAATGGTTAGGTTATTAGGGGATAGCGGTAGTATTTATGAAAATGAAAAGCGTGTGGCATTTGGACTGTTACCATTAAAAGAGTTAGAGGGTGTTAGAATGATGTCACTAAACTATGTAAATGTTGATATAGCTAATCAATATCAATTACAAGGACAAGGAGGTGCAGACAGTGGGAACAACAAACAAGACAGTCAAAGCGGAGAGGATAACTAGACATTATATCTTTGAAATGAGAGCAAGTAAAGACGATGACGAAAAGGGCATAATTGAAGGTAGAGCGATAGTTTACGATAGTGAAACTGATTTACATTATTTTAGAGAAAAAATTAGTAAGGGCGCATTGGATAACACTGACTTGAAAGATGTTGCATTTTTAGTAAATCATAACACAGACATGATACCATTAGCCCGCTCACGAAATAATAACGAAAACTCTACAATGCAACTAATAGTCGATGATAAAGGATTAAAGATTAGAGTTAAGTTAGACATAGAAAATAATAGTGAGGCTAGAAATTTATATAGTGCTATTGTACGCGGTGATATAACTGGTATGTCATTTATGTTTACTGTTAGAGCCGAGGAGTGGAGCGACGAAGACAAAGAGGTATCATTAAGAACTATAACAGATATCGAGAAAGTATTTGAGGTATCGGCGGTGACATTTCC